ACGGCAGCTGGTGGTTAGACACTGCTAGTAGCGTATGGGGTATCTTTGAATTTGATGCCACAACAGGCTCATTCACAAACAAGAAGCCAACTATCATTACTGATAGCGCCCTAATCAGCGGCGGCAAGCCACTAGACAGCGTTGCGCCAATCGGCAGTTACGCGGTGAATCTATCTGCTGATAATAGTGCGGCACCTGATACATTCAGTACCTACTTCTATCGTTCAGCAAATCAAGGCTGGGTAGCTCTAGGTGACCCAGAGTGGCGCAAAGCATGGCCAACAGCACAGGGTACTGCTAGTAACCCAACTATCACAACAAGCGGCGACTTCATCTTCACACGTGGCACAGAAACCGCTAACGTAACTGCTACAATCAGTGACGGTATCAGTACTGACGCGGCTGGTACAGTTATGTATGTTGCTAAGGTAAACAGTAGTACAGTTAATCTATCAGTAGGTACACTAGTAACCGGTAGCGGCATCGAAGAAGGAACTTATATTAGCGCTCTAGGCGCAACCGGCTTCTCACCAGCAGGCTCAGGTGCTTCAGGCTACTATACAGTCAGTAAGTCACAACTAGTAATGCCAACTCAAGCGGTCTTTACTGGTAGTATTGCTACAACAACATTGACTGTATCAACAGTAACATCCGGTACTCTAGCAATTGGCGGAGCACTAAGCGGCAGCGTTACTAACAGTGTGTATTCTGCGCTATCTAATGAGACACTATATCATGTAGAATCTGTAGGTTATACTGATTACACAACAGTTGTTGATTTAGCCCCAACAGCCGGCGCGAAAACTTTCTCTGATTACGGTATTTCTTCATACAATGCTAGAACAACTGGCGCCAAGATGATTGTTAATAAAGTCAATGCTGACCATACTAATAACAACGGCACTTCTGTGGCAACATCTACAGTTGGCGGTCTAACAATCGGTCGTGAAATTTCTAAGACAGCCACCACTGGCAGTACATTAGTGGACACTAATGGATTAGACAGCGGTAAGATCATACAACAAACTCACCGTATGTTGGGAACTGTTGTTAGTAGTGCGGCTATAGCAACAGGAGATACAAAATTCAGTTATGCTACAGCAACACCTTGGAAGCAGACAGATGGTACTACTAATTTGGATATTACAACGCTAGCAGACATGATCTCTAATGGTACATTGTGTTTAATTCGTGGCGACTTAACAGATGCTGGTACTAATACCGGAGCAGACACAACATCTAATGGCTTAGCTAAGATTACTGGTACTGTACTAGCCACTATTATTGGTATAGATTCTAACAACACAGAAGTAACCATTAAGAATGGAGCAACTGGTAGCTTCAACACAAATATAGCAACTGGTGCTGTATTTACATTGTTTGAAGCACTCGATGCCCCATCAAGTATAACAGCAACTGCCGCACATAATGACCCAACCAAAAAGATGTATGTATCCGGTACTTTTGATACTGACGTTATTAAGGTAGGTTCAATCATTTCCGGTAAAGGTATTCGTGGCGGCACAACCATTGCTGGTATCGATGCTACAAAGAAAACTATAACCCTAAGTGACGCCTTACAAACACACGGTAGTGGCACATACTACATCTACCCATCAACAAGTGGCGGCGAGGGTATCTATAAAGTATCTGTTGGTACTAATCTTGCTTCTTCTTCTGATATAACAGTCCTAGCACAGCCAACAGTTGGTACAGAAGTTTATATTGATACCTCACAAACAGGTTTCCCTACGGCACCATCTGTATCACAGGGCACCGTATCTCAAGAAATTCTATCTGGCACTTATATTACAGCCCTAGGAACAGGTACAGGCGGAACAGGTACATATACTGTATCTCAATCTCAGACTTTAGCATCAACGACAATTACATCTCATGCTAAGACAATGAGTCTACAGTATGGTATTGATATCTCTGTTACGGCTGGTGATACAGTATCTGATATTGCTGACGCAATCACAGCACTCAATATTCCTCACATCACTGCCCTAGCGGATACTTCTGTAAGTCAAAAACTAACCTTGTACTATCACAGACCAGATTCTGCTACAGTAAGTCGTTACTTAAACATTACTGGTACCCCAGAGCTATTAGCAGAACTAGGCCTATCAGCTAAGGAATACTATGCTCCTAAAGTATCATACGGCACAAACGCTAATCAGCCACTATGGAAGTCAACTGATGCTACACCACGTCCAACAGGAAGTGTATGGATCAAGACTAACGCATACGGCAGTGGTCTAGATATCGTACTAGGTCAATACAGTACAGCGAGTGCGGCATTTACTAGTAAAAAGATTAACGTATATACTAGTGACGCAGAAGCTATCAACTCATTAGATAGTACAGGCGGCGCCGCTATTCCCCTAAATAGCGTTTACCTACAAGTTCCAAATGATACTTCATATACACCATCTAGATTGTTCTATCGTTCAGCAACGGGTGCGTCCGTGTTTACTGGCACAGTTAGTGATCCTACTGGTTTTGTTGTTGGTAGTGTTCTAGATGTTGTTGTTAGTGTACCAGGCACATCCACTGCGTCAGATACATATCGAGTTACAATGGCTCATACTGGCGCAACCGCGGGTGATGCCTCAGCAACATCGGCGGACTTTATTGATGCGTGGAATGCGGCTACACTAAATGGCGTATCTTCGGCTATCCCTTACACAAAGGTAGGCTTAGATTCAGCTACTGGTGCTATCGTTATTACCCACACAGAGGGTGGAACAATCACGTTAGATGATAGTGCTAATAAGTTATTAGGTACTAGTGGATATACAAGTCCTCTATCAGTTGCCGGCTTCACACCATATAACCTATCCACAAATACAGGTACAGTTGGCGCTAGATATGGAGCCTTCAAAACACTAACATATACTGGTGTTGCTACTACCGGTGGTAACGGTACGGGACTAATTGTTGACGCAACTACTCTTGGTACAGTTCCTATCTTTACTATCAATACTGCTGGTACAAACTACATTTCTGGTGATTTTGTAACTGTTGTTCTAAATGGAGCAACAATAACAGTAAAGATTAATAACGCTGATGGCACTACCGGCGCCGTTACTTCTGTAGAACACTACAGCGGAGACGCAGTACCTGAGTACAAGTTGTCCCTAAGTAACTGGGAGCCGTTCATATACACAGCGGACGACACTACTCCAGTAAATGACCCAACAGACGGTACACCATGGTTCTACAGTGTTATAAATCAAGTTGATATCATGGTAAACGTTGGCGGCGTATGGAAGGGTTACCTAAACACAGCATACGACAGTTCAGGTTCACCAACAGGTGCGGCAAATGCTGGTAACAACACAACTGGTCCTATCGTATCTGCTAGTGAGCCATCAACGCAAACAGACGGTACACCACTAGTATACGGTGATCTATGGTTAGATTCTGGTGATCTAGAAAATTACCCATCACTCTATCGTTGGCAACTAGTCAGCGGCGTAAAGCAGTGGGTAGCGATAGACAAGACAGATCAAACAACAGAGAACGGTGTCTTATTCGCAGACGCTCGTTGGGGTACTTCAGGAACTGTTGACCCAGTCAACGACAAGATGCCAACTATTCAAAGTCTATTGAGTAGTGACTATCTTGACCTAGACGCACCAGAAGGAACAGCCTACCCACAAGGTATGCTACTATTCAATACCCGTCGTAGTGGCTACAACGTTAAGAAGTTCCGTAAGAACTACTTCAACGGCATCGACTTTGCTGATCAAACTCTACCAACACAAACTGATGCTTGGGTATCAGCAAGTGGTCTAAAGAGTGACGGTTCACCATACATGGGTCGTAAGGCACAACGTGCTATGGTCGTACAAGCGCTCAAGTCTATGATCGACACAAGTAGCGAGTTACGTGATGATCAAACAAGTTACAACTTGATTGCTACTCCTGGTTACCCAGAGTTACAGCCTAACATGATTAGTCTAAACAATGATCGTAACAACACTGCTTACATCATCGGTGACACACCACTACGCTTGAAGGATGACGCTAACGACATCACTCAATGGGCGGCTAACTCTAAAGGCGCTACTGCGACAGGCGAAGACGGCTTAGTAAGTCGTGACACATACTTAGGTGTTTACTACCCAAGTGGCATCACAACAGACCTAACCGGCGCAGATGTAGTTGTACCATCATCACACATGATTCTACGTACAATCATTCACAACGACAACGTTGCTTACCCATGGTTCGCTCCAGCCGGTATGCGCCGCGGTATCGTTGACAATGCTACAAACATCGGTTACATCGATGCGGCAAGTGGTGAGTTCAAGACAACTCAGAACCGTGTTGCCCTACGTGACGTTGAGTACACTAACATGATTAACCCGATCGCTTTCTTTAGAAACGTCGGCTTGTTGAACTACGGTAACAAGAACAGTTATGATAGTCAAAGTGCGCTAGACAGAACAAACGTTGCTCGATTAATCTGCTACATCCGTGATAGATTACAAATCGCAGTTCGTCCGTTCTTGTTCGAACCAAACGATGCTCGTACTCGTGATCAAGTAAAAGCTGTTATCTTAACTCTAATGGCAGACATTAAGACCAAGCGTGGTATCTATGACTACCTAGTTGTCTGTGACGAGAGTAATAACACACCAGCTCGTATTGATCGCAACGAACTATGGATCGATATTGCCATCGAGCCAGTCAAGGCAATCGAATTTATCTACATCCCAGTTCGTGTTCTAAACACAGGTGAGATTGCTAAGTTGGGATAAACAAAAATGGGTGATGACCTCACCCATTTTTCAAGATAAATAAAGATAATAGGAGAAATATTAAAATGGCCGTATCAAATACACTAAGTGCATCGCTAAACAGCATGTCAGTTCCAGGAGCAGATGGAAAAACTGACGGCGGCTTGTTGATGCCAAAACTACAATATCGTTTCAGAGTAACATTCTTAAACTTTGGTGTAGACAAAGCGGGCGGAACAGAACTAACTAAACAAGTTATTGACTTTACTCGTCCTAACGTTTCATTCCCAGAAATCCCAATCGAAGTTTACAACAGTCGTATCTATCTAGCGGGTAAGCCAACATGGGAAGCAGTTTCTATCAACGTTCGTGATGATATCAACGGTAGTATTGCTAAGATGGTCGGTGAACAAATTCAGAAGCAATTCGACTTTAGTGAACAAGCAAGTGCTGCCGCCGGCGGTGACTATAAGTTCCAGGTCAACTGTGAAATCTTAGACGGTGGTATGGGCACAAACGGTGTTCAAGTACTAGAACGCTGGGAACTATATGGTTGCTATCTAGCAAGTGCTAACTACAACTCGCTAAACTACGCTACAAACGAAGCAGTAACTATCGCTCTATCAATCAGATTCGATAACGCTCTTCAAACAGCTGGCAGTGGTGGTGTTGGCAACTCTATCGGT